CAGTATAGACGACAACTGCTACTACTGCCTTGAAGCAAGCGATTCGCTTTTCGTTTACTGGGCAATGGAGCAGGGAAGGATGAGCAACATAAGGGGCTTGTTCGAGGTCTTTTACCAGCTAATCTGTGAGGGGTATCCCTTCATAAGGATAAACGGAAGGAAGGGAAGGTATCCGAAGATACTGAAAGCCTTCAACTACTTCCAGTATGTCGAGCCAAAGTATCACGTACTGGAAAACGAGGAGATAGTCTGGTACGCCGGACACCCGGAAAACGTAGAGAAAATAAAAAGGAGATTTGAATAACAATGAGCAGCCTTCATTCAATGAAAAAAGAGATAGCGAAAAGAACGTTGATGTTTGACCCAGAAATGTATAACAACATGTGGGGAAGCGTCGTAATCTGTGCCTACATTCTGTCACCAGAAAGAACAAAGACACCGTTTGAGATAAACAAGTGGTGGCACGTATTGAAGAAGAACCCCAAGCTGGTTGACTTCGGACTGGATGACCCAGATTTTATTGAAAAAACCTTAAAATTATTCAGTATGCCGAAGCCAGAACACTTCCCTATCGCTATGGTTCAGTCCAAGTTCAACGTGCTTTTCATGCCATACGTAGACGGTCAGTTGTTCCCATTAAGGGAAGACGGCTTTTACCCTATGACCGCTTCAAAAGGCAAGATTTACCCAATCAACTTCACTAATAAAGATGGCGAAGTAGCCACGAAAAGTGAGGTAGAAACAGAATGCCAAGAGGGCGTAAACCGGGAACAGACACAAGCAAGGCGACGAAAGCCAGCAAAACCCCGGAAGCAATAAAGAAACAGAATGACAGCCGTAAGGCAAATGTCCTGCTGAAAGACGTAATCTACAACAAGCTGAAAGACGCTTTGCTTTCGCAGGACAAGAACGGAATAGAATACTATTCACGCTTCCTTGACAAGGCAATGGAAGAGGCTATGAAAGACCCGTCAGGCAAGATGGGTCTTGTCGTTTTCAACCTTATAGCCAAGGAAAATGCGATAGAAGAGCTGGACAAGATAGCCGAGAACGAACGCAACAAGGACGTTGATTTCCTTCATTATAAACTGTTAAAGAACCTTTTCAAGGAACAGCGTGACCTTCTTATGGACGACATCCAGTATCGTAAGCAGATTGTAATTTGTGGACGACGTGCGGGAAAGACCTATTCAAACGCAAGAAGGCTGGTATGGACCTGCATAAAACCCAACAGTCCTTGCCTTTACATGAACCTTAACTTCACCAACGCAATCAATCAGATGTGGGAAGAAGTCCAGAAATGTATTGAGGAAGTTGGTCTTAGGGTCAAAAGCCAGTCCAAGGCCGAAGGTAATGTAACATTTACCAATGGTTCATCAATCACGTTCCGTGGAAACAACAACAAGGGTGAGGCTGATAAGGCTCGTGGATACAAGTACAGGCTTGTAATCATAGATGAGATAGGACACCAGGTAAACATGAACTATCTTATGGACGAGGTATTGCGACCTTGTATGGCGGACTATGAGGATAGCGTATTGGTTTGTACCGGAACTCCGCCAAGGGTACCACACACGTGGGCGGAAAAAGCCTGGAACGACAAGACCTTCAAGCAGTATCACTGGAACATGTTCAACAATCCCCACATGAAGAACGTTGATGAATTTATAGAGGATGAATGCCGTTCAAAGGGTATTACCCGTGAAAGTTAATTTATTCAACGTGAGTATTACGGTATACTTGGTTGCTACGATACCGAGGCTCAAGTCTTTAAAGGGCGACAAACATACATAATCCCAAATGACCTGAACGAACTTAACTTCACAAACATTTGTGTTGGTGTTGACTTTGGTTGGTCTGACTATAACGGTGTTGTTTCACTGGCTTATAATAAAGACACAAGGCAGGCATGGGTTATCAAGGAAAACAAGTTTAATCATTCAGACATAACAACTATTGTTTCAATAATCCGTGAGCACGTGGAAGAAGCAAAGGAGGCGTTGTTGAAAAAAGGTCTTGAACCGGACGTTGATACATTCTGTGACTCAAATGAAAAGAGTATCATTGCCGAGCTTAAACGAAACTATAGTATTCGTGCCTATGGTGCATGGAAGCATGACAAGGCTATGGCTATTGAACAACTGGCAGAAGAGCTTAGGACAGGCCGTATGCAGATACCGTTGCACGGTGCCTTGGATGACGAAATGGATTCTATTCTGTATAAGCGTGATGAAGGCACTGATGCCATTATACCAGAGCTCGATGAAGACCTTGGTATCCACCCAGATGTTATGATGGCACTGCTTTATGCTTCAAGACAGTATTTCCATGAACTTGGTATTGAAGCAGGTGGTCAGTCTAAAGATAAGAAAACTGGTGAGCTGCAATAATAAATAACTTTTCAGGGTAAAACGCTAAAAGGTTATAATACCCTAAAGGTATGGAGGCAGTATTATGACTAAAGAAGAAGCTAGAGCTGTAATGTTGAATAATGTTGAGAAGTATGCAATGCTTATGGCTATGTCTGAATCACTGGACGACCTTGCAAAGTCAGATGAAGATACCAGTAAACTTTATGAAATGTTGAAACTATGCGAAGGGCAGAACGAATACACATTAAAGTTCTTCCCAAACGGCGATGAAGACTTTTACGCTATGCTTAAAAACCCACCAGATTTGGATAGTCCAACTGATGGGTTTTCTGACATTTCCGAGCGAACTTGGCTGGAATGTGTTTGTGAGCTAGCTTGGAGCAGACTTACTGATTGCGATTCCAAATGTTAGAATAGTTATTTGCACGGTCTAGTCGTGGTCCATAGTCACGTCCTGCGTTTTTCCATACGAAGTCATCGGCTTTTCGTAGTTTTTCTTCACTTGGCATGCCAGTATGGCGTTCAGTAGTGTATTCTTCACCTTTAGCTCTATTCTTAGCCTGAACATCATCAATGTTGTAATCAGGCGTTTCGGCTTTGAACTTTTTAACAGCTTCTTCGTGCTTTTTCTGATAATCTGGTCTTTTATGTACATCTTCAGGCTTGACTTTCTTTTTATGAACCATGTTACTATGTTCCAATGTATTCTTTAAGTCCTCTTCAGCTGCTTTCTGGTGTTTTTTGGCTAAATCGGCTCTAAGTATGTCCTTCACTTGCTCAAGTGGTATGCCTAACCGCATGGCTGTTTCAGTAACTACATCGGCATCAAGGTTGTATTTAGAAAGCTCAATCAATCTGCTCAAGTCTTCTTCTGGTATTTCCATGACAGTGCCTTTGCTTTTGGCTTCCTCACCTTTCATTACTGTGTTCTTGTTCTTGGCTTCCTCACCCTCAATGGTCGTACCTTTCTTTCCTGCCTCTTCACCTAATGGCATGGTTTCACCCTGTGATTTGTTTCGTTTTGAAAGTGGAATTGATGTGTATCCTTTTCCAAGCTTGTCGCCATCATAGATGAATGCCGAATAATCATTCACGCCCGTAATGTCCGCAATCTGCCTAAGGATGTCCCTGTCAAAGTCCTCGAACCATTTTCGTGGAACAACGTCGCCGGACAGGACGCTTTTAACTTGTTTTGTATCAAGTCCACCTGCAAGCAAAAGGTATTCAAGCTCATCTATTTCTTTCTTTGAAAGTTTCTGGCTTTCTGCCTTTTCTTCTTTTGGTTTATTCTCTTCTGATTCAACAACTTTAGAGGCTTCCTTCTTGTTCATGCCTTTTCCCGCCGAAGTAAGGGCTGCCCCCGTAAGTATGCTGTTCATAAGTGATGTCAATGCACCTTCTATCATTATCGTTCTCCTTTTAGGTATTAGTGCCTCACACTAATAATGTAAGAACTAACCTTATAAGGGGAATAAAAGATGACTATTAGTAGAAACAACTGTGGTTCTGATTCACGTGTCGTAAAGGCACTTGTGGAACAGGTATCACAAATCCAGGAAGACCTTTACAATGTTAACGCCAACATTGTTTCACTGGACAAGACAAAGGCTGACAAGAATTACATTAATGCCTTGGATGTCAACACACTGAACTTGTCAGCGACAAGTGCAACTATCGGTGGTATGACTACAATCAACGAAAACAGATTGAACACGTCAAACCTTTCATCAACTTTCTTGTTTTCAAACAACGCCGACTTCAACTATGTGCATTCCAACGTAGGCTACATTGAAAACCTTAGCACGGATGCGCTTACGGTGAACGGAGCGGTAAACGCATTTGACATTAACACAAAAAGGGTGAAAGTCACCGAAACAATCAAAGTTCCGAGCTTGAGCGCGGACAGAGTGAATGCCAACACGCTCAGCGTCAACGGAAACGTGAACGCATTAGGCGTAACGGCTGATTCCGCCAACTATAATGTAGTGAACTTGCAGACGCTTAATGTCTCCCAGTCCTTGAACGTAAGGAACCTGAACATTACCGGCAACATTAGTGGACTCAATAACGTTGACATAGTAGCCAACTCTATCACTACACCAACAATTGATGCTAAGGAAATGGGGGTAGGCGCAATCTACACCACTGAAACATCTGGTGACTATCACTTGGTTCCGACACCACTTTTAAGCAACTATGAGCACTTTACTATCCAGCTTCCAAAGTTCACCGGAACAGTGGTATTGAAGTGGGTTGATGGCCATTCAAATGAAGTGTGGTCTGCGACGGTAATCGGGGACGGAAAGGATTATGAAATCCACTGGGGAACGGTCGGCGAAACTATGGTAGTCCAGAAAATCTACCAGTATGACGGAAGCCTTTACATAAGGCACAACGCAAACGGAAGCCTTTATTACAGCTACCACACGACAGAAAAGCTTGATGAAATCACAATCTGGAAAAATTATGTTAAGCTTGACAACATAGTGTGGGAAGACTATACACATGACTGTACTACATTAAGCGGAACTGTAAGCTTCAGCAACTTTTATGCACCGTGCATTACAATGGATGGAACAAGAGTCTTTTATGATGTCGTAATCAACAACTCACTTACGGTCAATAAGCTTTCAAGCCTTAACAGTCTTAGTGTAGAGGCTAAATCAATCAACTGGAACGGAACTGACGTGAAAGTCTGTAATAATTTTGACACAACATGGGTGAAGGACTAAGGGGAAAACAATGGAAGAACTAATAACGCTTAACCAATTAAAAGAATACGATGAAGAGAAAACAAACAAGATAGATGCCAGGTTCAACAACGCTTACAACTATGTCAACAACGGTTTTAATACAGTTGACGCAAACATGTTGAACCTCAGCAACTACGTATCCAACATTCATGCAGAACTGAATGAAGCCTACAACAACTTTACGACCAACAACCTTACGGCGAACCGTATCAGCTCACCGTATGCCGAAATCTACACGATAGCACCGACCGGAATAAAAGTTAATGATACGCTTGGCCATGCAGGTCAGTTTATCGGACTTAATGCAAATGGTGGACTGGACTGGCTTACGGTATCTGCCCCAAGCATAGACTTTGATAACACACCTACCGCAGGTTCAAATAACGCTGTAACTTCAAGTGGTATCAAGAGCTATGTTGATACACAAGTGACTGCGGCAATCACTCAGGTTTTGAATACTGGATTCTAAGGGGAATAAAGGACAATGAGTAATTTAACAAATACCTTCTATGACATTGCGAACGCAATCAGATACAAAACCAATACAACTATTCTCTACAAGCCTGTGGAAATGGCGGATGCTATCTATAGCATCAAAACAGGTGAGGGGGGAAGTATTGAACTTGCCGGCCCAAATGCTAACCTTATAGAACAGTTTAACTATCCCGTAACTATTGCAAATAATGTTACTAGTATGGATTATACATTCAATGGCTGCAATAACTTCAACCAACCTATAACTATTCCGGATAGCGTTACGAACATGGCAAACACATTCGAAGGTTGCTTTAGCTTCAACAGTTCCGTTACAATTGGAAACAACGTTAAGAACATGTCATACACATTCTATAACTGCTTTAACTTCAACCAACCTATAACTATTCCGGATAGCGTTACGAACATGGAGTCCACATTCTATAGCTGCCGTAACTTCAACCAACCTATAACTATTCCGGATAGAGTTACTGGTATGACATACACATTCAAGAGCTGCAATAACTTCAACCAACCAGTAATTATTGGAAATAACGTTACTAGTATGGAGTCTACATTCTTAAATTGCCGTAACTTCAACAGTTCCGTTACAATTGGAAACAACGTTAAGATTATGACATACACATTCAATAACTGCTTTAACTTCAATCAACCTATAACTATTCCGGATAGCGTTACTAGTATGGAGTATACATTCGGAGGTTGCTATAACTTCAACCAACCTATAACTATTCCGGATAGAGTTACTAGTATGAGATACACATTCTATAGCTGCCGTAACTTTGGTTCAGACATTATGTTTCTTAACTCGTCAAGGCTTACGCAAGCAAACGCAAGAAACATGCTATGTTCTACCAACTACGCTTTGCGTAAGAACATCTTCTGTGATAACGCAACGCCTTTTATTGGGAATGCTGCCACTAACTCAATCTTCGCCGACGCTATTACTTGGACGCAAGACGGAGATACCTACTACAACTCTGTTTACAACATCTGGATTTATTCCAATAGCATTACCGGAATTTTTAATGCCCAGGCAAGCTATACGAACTATTTTGCCAATGGCGCCAATGCTTCTGAAATAAAGCCAATTATGGTTTTTGGTGATGTGGTTACGAACATGGCAAACACATTCTCAAATTGCCGTAACTTCAACAGTTCCGTTACAATTGGAAACAACGTTACGAACATGGCAAACACATTCTCAAATTGCCGTAACTTCAACAGTTCCGTTACAATTGGAAACAACGTTACGAACATGGCAAACACATTCTCAAATTGCCGTAACTTCAATCAACCTATAACTA